ATCACCGTCGCCGGCCGGCTGTGTTTCCAGTGGTGCAAGGGCCAGCCGGAGGCGCATTCGGACAAGACCGGCAAGCCCGACGTGCGCGGCGCCTACGGGTTGCATGGGCGCGAGATGATCGGCTGGCTCACCCATCTCCAGCACACGCGGGCGAAGAACGTGATCTTCGTCGGCATCCTCGACGAGAAGCTCGACGACTTCAATCGCAAGCACTTCGTGCCGCAGATCGAGGGCTCGAAGACCGGGCTCGAGCTGCCCGGCATCGTCGACGAGGTGCTGACGCTGACCTCGCTGCCCGACCAACAGGGCGAGTTGCGGCGTGTCTTCGTCTGCCAGACCCAGAACCCCTGGGGTTATCCGGCCAAGGACCGCTCGGGGCGACTGGAGATGCTCGAGCCCCCCGATCTCGGCCGCCTGATCGACAAGATCCACCAGCCGCTGCCGCTCGATGCGCGCCCGCTGGTGATCGACCCGCCAGCGATTTCGGCGCCTACCGCCAACCCTCAAACCGATCCCTCCAACTGAAAGGACCAATGCCATGTCTGGCCTGTGGAACGACTTCAACGACGCGCAATCCAACGCCAACCTCATCCCCAAGGGCACGTTCGCCAAGGTGCGGCTGACCATCCGCCCCGGCGGCTTTGATGACCCCGCGCAGGGCTGGACCGGGGGTTATGCCACCCGCGGCTCGACCGGCGCGGTGTATCTCAACGGCGAGTTCACCGTGACCGAGGGGCAATACGCCCGGCGCAAGATCTTCACTTTGATCGGGCTTTACAGCCCGAAGGGGCAGGACTGGGCCAATATGGGCCGCAGCCTGATCAGGGGCATGCTGAACTCGGCGCGGGGGATTTCCGACAAGGACCAGTCGCCTCAGGCGCAGGCCGCGCGACGGATCGGTGGCTTTGCCGATCTCGACGGGCTCGAGTTCGTGGCCCGGATCGATATCGGCACCGACGCCATGGGCGAGGAGAAGAACGAGATCCGCGCGGCGGTGACGCCGGATCATCGGGACTACGCGCAGATCATGGGAACGGCAGGGCACGGTTATCAGCCGCCTGCGCAACCTGCGCCGCCGTCTTCGACCGCGCAGCAACCCACCGCTCCGGCGACCCCGGCAACCCCGGGCCGCCCGTCCTGGGCCGAGTGAGGGCCAGCCCATGCGCCTTCGTCCCCGCCAGAAACTCTTCGTGGAGCGCAGCCTCGCTGCGCTCTCGACCCACGGCAATACGCTCGGGATCGCTCCGACCGGATCGGGCAAGACCATCATGTTGTCCGCCATCGCGGGCAAGTTGGTCGCAGGCGGCGCCAAGGCCTGTGTGCTGGCCCATCGCGACGAGCTGACAGCCCAGAACCGGGAGAAGTTCGGCCGGGTCAATCCCGATATCTCAACCTCGGTGGTCGATGCGTCCACGAAGGACTGGTCCGGCCAGGTCACCTTCGCCATGGCGCCGACGCTCACGCGCGCCGCCAATCTCGCGACCATGCCCAAGCTCGACCTGCTGGTGATCGACGAGGCGCATCACGCGATTGCCGACAGCTACCGCCGCATCGTCGACCGGGTGCGCGACGCCAACCCCGAGGCCCGCATCTTCGGTGTCACGGCGACGCCGAACCGGGGCGACCACAAGGGGCTGCGCCAGGTTTTCGACAACGTGGCCGACCAGGTCCGGCTGGGGGAGTTGATCGCCTCGGGCCACCTGGTGCGGCCGCGCACCTTCGTGATCGACGTGGGCGTGCGTGAGCAATTGCAAAAGGTGCGCAAGACCGCCCTCGATTTCGACATGATCGAGGTCGCCGGGATCATGGACCGCGCGCCCGTCACCGACGAGGTGATCCGCCACTGGCGCGAGAAGGCCGCCGGTCGGCCCACCATCGTCTTCTGCTCGACCGTCGCCCATGCAGCCCACGTCGCCGAGGCCTTCATCGCGGCGGGCATCCCGGCGGGGCTGATCCACGGCGATCTCGCGGCCGATGAGCGCCGCAACATCCTCGCGGCCTTCAGCTCTGGCGAGATCGCCGTGCTGGTCAACGTCGCCGTGCTCACGGAGGGATTCGACCACCCGCCCACGTCCTGCGTGATCCTGCTGCGGCCCTCATCCTGCAAGTCCACCATGATCCAGATGGTCGGGCGCGGCCTGCGCACAGTCGACCCCGAGGAACACCCCGGCATCGTCAAGACCGACTGCGTGGTGCTGGATTTCGGGACGTCGAGCCTGATGCACGGCACGCTGGAACAGGACGTGGACCTCGATGGCCGCGACGCCAGCGGCATGGCGCCCACCAAGACCTGCCCGGACTGCGAGGCCGAGATCCCGCTGGCGGCGCGGGAATGCCCGCTTTGCGGCGCGCTGCTGGTCGAGCCCAAGGACGAGGCCGGTGCCGAGGCGCTCGAGGGCTTCGTGATGACCGAGATCGACCTGCTGAAGCGGTCGAGTTTCCAGTGGGTCGATCTCTTCGGCGACGAGGCGGCGCTGATGGCCACGGGCTTCACCGCCTGGGCGGGCATCTTCTGGATGGACGGGCTCTGGTATGCGGTCGGTGGCCGGCGGGGCGCGCAGCCCCGGCTTCTCGGCATCGGCGAGCGCGCGGTCTGCCTTGCGCAGGCCGATGACTGGCTGAATGCGCACGAGAGCGACGAGAGCGCCTTCAAGACCCGGGGCTGGCTGCGCCAGGCGCCGACCGAGAAGCAGTTGCAATACCTGCCCCCGAGCGCACGGCAGGACTACGGGCTCACCCGCTACCACGCCTCGGCGCTGATCTCCTTCCGGTTCAACAAGCGCGCCATCCAGCAGCTTGTCCAGGCCGCCACCATGCCTGAACGGAGGGCCGCGTGAACCATGTCGCGCAAGTCTCACCCCCGCCCGCAGAGGCTTCGGATCGACCGGGCCGTGATCGCCTCTGGCATCCGCGTTTCCACCTTTGCGCCGTCTGCCTGCGCCCCGCACAGGGCTTCGGCTTCTTTGACCCCGACAAACCGCGCCCGCGCAAACACCGCTGGTTCTGCTCGATGTCCTGCCAGCGGTGGTTCGCGGCTCGCCACAGGAAAGGACTGACCATGATCGGAACGACCGATGAAGAACGCCTCGCCATCGCATTGATGATGAAGCGGCTGGGTCGCTTGATGGGCGATATCGGCTGGCAGAAGCGCCTCTGTGACCTCTCCGAGACCGAGGTCACGGCCCTGATCGAGGAGGTGCTGGAAGGCTACGGCGCCGAGATGTCGCGCGTCGCTGAATCCACCGAGGTGCCGTTTTGATGCTGGATTCCAACCATCGACCCGGCGTCGCTGAACGCATCAACACGGCCGTGGATGCCGCGCTTGAAGGCGAACGCGCCGCGACCCCGCGGCGTGACTATCTCGGCGCCTCCCGCCTGGGGCAGCCTTGCGAGCGCGCGCTTCAGTTCGAGTTTACCCAGGCACCAAAGGACGAGGGTCAGGAGTTCTCGGGCCGGGCCTTGCGCATCTTCGCCATTGGCCACGCGCTCGAGGATCTCGCCGTCGAGTGGCTGTGCGCCGCCGGGCTCAATCTCGCCACCCGGAAGCGCGACGGCGGCCAGTTCGGCTTTTCGGTCGCCGGTGGGCGTATTCGCGGCCATGTGGACGGGATCGTCATGGGCGCCCCCGCCGCCATGGGTCTGCGCACACCCGCCCTCTGGGAATGCAAGACCATGAACGCCAAGAACTGGCGCGAGACGGTGGCCAAGGGCGTGACCGTTGCCAAGCCGATCTATGCCGCCCAGATCGCGCTCTACCAGGCCTACATGGAAGCGAGCGTGCCAGGCCTCTCGGCCAACCCCGCACTCTTCACCGCCATCAACAAGGACACCGCTGAGCTGCACCACGAGCTCGTGCCCTTCGACGCCGAGCTCGCGCAGCGCATGTCGGATCGGGCGGTGAGGATCCTGCGGGCGACGAACGCGGGCGAGTTGCTGCCGCGCGTGGCCCGGAACCGCGATTTCTTCGAATGCCGGTTCTGCCCATGGGCCGAGCGCTGCTGGGGGCTGCCCGGATGAGCAAGGACACCACCGACCCACCCGAACCACCCGAGGACACCGACATGCGCGACGACAGCATGACCGACCACCCCGAGGCCAACCTCGTCCATTTCAACCCCTGGCGCGACTTCAACGACGCGGCGCCCATGCTCGACCCGTTCGGCGACGAGCCGGATCCTGCGCAGATCGCCTCTTTCATGGAGGTGGTCTTCGGCTACTGCGACGGGCTGATCCCCGTGCGCAGCTTCATTGACAAGGGCCAGGGGATCGACGGCCGGCCGCACAACATCTGGATCGCGGCCGACGAGACGGCGCCAGAGAAGATGGCGACCTTCGCGGGCTGGGCTGCACGCGAGGGAGCCGCGGTCTACGTCATTCCCGGCACGGTGGCAGAGTCCGGCCAGGCCAAGGCTACGGACGTGGCGCAGATGCAGGCCGTCGTCGTGGACATCGACAGCGGCGACATTGCCGCCAAGCGCGCCCATCTCGAGCGCCATCTCGGTCCGCCCACCATGGTCGTCGAAAGCGGCGGCATCACGCCCGAGGGGCAGCACAAGGCCCACGTCTGGTGGAAGCTCACCGAACCCGCCGAGGGCGACGATATCCAGCGCCTCTGCCGTCTGCGCGGCGATATTGCCGCCAAGGTCGGGGGCGACATGCATTTCCGCTCGGCGCATCAGCCGATCCGGGTGGCGGGCTCGGTCTATTACAAGAACGGCCTCAAGACGCTCGTGCGCATCGTCGACCTGAACGCTGGTCTCGAGCGCGATCTCGACGAGTTCGCCGAGGCCGTGGCCGACATGCCGCCCGCGCCGGGCGTGAGCCTGACGCCGGACTTCGCCACGCCCGACAAGCCCGCTGTCGACGATGTGCTGGTCACCCCGGTGCGCGAGGGCGGCGCCGACGACTGGTCGCGTTTCGAAGGCGCTTCCGCCGCCATCGGCTACTTTATCCGGCTTGTCCACGAAGGCCGCCTGTCGAAGACCGAAGGTTGGGAGGCGATCTGCGGCTACAACGCCGCCATGCTGCGGCCGCAGTGGCCGGTGGACCGGCTCAAGCGCGAATCCGAACGCCTCTGGGCGCGCCATGTCGAGCGCCACGGACCGCCGCTCGTCCGGCTCGACAGCGCCGCTCCGCTGCCCGACGAGATGCCCACCTTCACTCTGGGGCAGCTGCTCGACGACACGAGCCCGATGCCCGCCGACCTGATCGGCCCCCGCGTGCTGACCCCGGGCGGGCTCCTGGTGCTGGGCGGCGCGCCCAAGGTGGGCAAGAGCGACCTCTTGATCGTCTGGCTCGTGCACATGGCCGCCGGCGTGCCTTTCCTCGGCTTCACCCCGCCACGGCCCTTGCGGATCTTCTACCTGCAGGCGGAGATCCAGTATCACTACCTGCGCGAGCGCATGCAGCAGATCGGCCTGCCGCCCGGGTTGGTCGCCGCCGCGCGCGACAACCTCGTCGTCACCCCGAAGCTCAAGATGCTGCTCGATGCCGAGGGCAGCGCCCGCGTGGCCGCGGCGATCCGGGCGGCGTTCCCCGATGATCCCCTCGACATCCTCTGCATCGACCCGATCCGCAACCTCTTCGACGGCGGGCCCGATGGCGGGGGCGAGAACGACAACGCCGCGATGATGTTCTTCCTCAAGGACCGGGTCGAGGTGCTGCGCGACCACGTCAACCCCGACTGCGGCGTGATCCTCGTCCACCACACCAAGAAGCTCTCGAAGCACCAGGTGAAGGAGGATCCTTTCCTCGCACTCTCGGGCGCCAGCGCGCTCAGGGGCTTCTACACGACGGGTTTGATCCTGCACCGGCCGGATGAGGAGGCATCGGAACGGAAGCTGGAGATCGAGCTCAGGAACGGCCCCGCGCTGAAGCCCAAGCTCGTCGACAAGGTCAAGGGGGCGTGGGTCGAGGTCAACCCGATGAACGAACGGCTCGTGCGCGCCGAACAGGGGGCGAAGTTCGATGCCGAGCGGGATCGCAAGGGCGAGGTCATCGTCGACATTCTCCACCGAGAGGCGCGCTCGGGGCGCATGTACACCATGACCCTCTTTGCGGAGGCCTTCGAGAACAAGAGCGGGCTCAGCGGGCAGACCAGCATTCGCGAGCGGCTGAACGTCCTGACCACCAAGGGCGTCGTCAAGTTCGTCAAGGGCGATGCCGCAAGCGATCTCGGCCTCGCCTCGGACCGCAGCAAGTACGGCTATCTCTGCGTCGAGCACATGGATCTGGCGACCGGAGAGGATGCCACGGATGCGGAGACCGGCGAGGTCACCCCGGTTCATGTCCGGGTGTTTCCGAGCCACTACAAATGCCCCCAGACCGGGGCCGTTCTGCCGGTCGAAAACCCCGCCGTCTGGGTCTATCCGGAAGGGGGTGAGGCATGAATTTCACCCCTCCGGACGCACCCGAAATCTGGACCTGGAAATCCGAAATCTGGCCAGATTTCGCGAAATCTGAAATCTGCGCGCAATCTGGAATCTGGGTTTTCTGTCGGTTTTTCAATGGCTTGATGCACCCGTGCCAGATTTCGGACGGGCTGATCCGCAATCTGACCCGCAATCTGGATTTCCTCAATGAAATCATATGGTTCTGCCAGATTCCAGATTTCGGAAAAGGCACCCCTAAAGGGGTGGGTGGACTCCCCCCGTCAGGTGGGGAGGTCCACCACCCACCCCTGGGCGATTTCGTCCACCGCGATCCTGTCCATCCCTTCATCGAGCAGCCGGAAAAAAGGAGCCTCCAAATGGCCGCGACACCAACCTTTCCATCATCCACCATCCTTGCCCTCGATCTGGGCACCACCACTGGGTGGGCCTTGCGGGGGGCTGACGGACTGACCACCACCGGCACGGTCAGCTTCCGCCCCGGCCGCTTCGACGGCGGCGGCATGCGGTATCTGCGCTTCACCAACTGGCTGACCGAGATCGACCGCCTGTCCGGCCCGGTGGAA